ACTATGCTGCTCATACACTTTGTAGTCGCCTAAGACCATCTCGAACTTATCAGGATCGTATCCACACAACTCCATCAAAGTTCGTGGGTCTTTATTTGGCTCATGCTTGAGTCTCATTAAGGCCGTTACTGTTTGGCTACCATCAGCATTAAGAGCGACTTTTCTGTCAGCGGATGGCGTCTCCCTATTTGTGCCGCCTGAATCGTATTCATTTTTTAGTGGTTTTTGAAACTCGATGCCAAGCCGTCTTGCTTTGCCTTGAAGCGCATCGTAGCTAATCCCGAGCTTGTCTGCCGTCTCACGTCTGGTAAAACCTTCAGAGGCGAGCTTCCTAATGCCACTGATTTGTTCATCTGTCCATTGCATCTACTCGCCTCCCGAAGCTGTTTTAATAGTTACCGATTTTCAGAATCTTCTTTTCCGAGTTTATTCAGAGCCTCAAGCAATAACTGATACTTAAACCTTTTACTGTTAATTTCAGTATCATGAACTACATGCATAGTAAGCAATGTGAACTTTTCGTTCCTGTTTTTGCACGCCAAAAAAGCTTCTAATAAAAATCCAATAATTGGAATCGCTAGCGAGAATAAAACAGATATAACAAGAATGCGTATTACTGTCTGAGGACTAATATATCCATCTATTTTCAATAGTGGTCCTTGTGGGCTAGAAGTGTAGGGATATTGTTCAAGAATTGTATAATGATCTTTACCGGAGCAAAGCCAACCCGGTATCTTGCTTAAGAAATGCCATATAGGGATACCAATTGTGCTCAAGGCGGCAAAACTTAATAACGTATTTCTAAAAAATTCAGAAACGCTATTGGGCGATTTCTTATATGTTATGTAAGCTTTAATAGTGTGAATGTTATTGATACTAATCTTCTTCGAGCACCCATTTATCGTGTTCATAATTTCTGATGTGTTTGTGTTGTTTACCCAGCTAAAAAAAGTAAAAATATTTTGTTTTTCGAGTAAGTTTTCTTTAACAAGCATTTTAACAATACTATCACTGTCCATTTATATCACCTCAAAAAAATAGTACTCCAGCATGAACTGGAATACTACATTTAGGTGGTAATTAAGGCATATCTCGTGCAATATCGCTGGTCGGGATTTGCACCCGACATGATGTGCACGCTGGTCTCTCTAACACGGTTGAACCCAATCATCTACGTGTCCTAGCGTCTACCTATTCCGCCACAGCGATCCACTCGCTCTCCCAGTGTCAGATGGGGTCATCGCAAGCTGTGTCCGGTCGCTAAACTGGACAATGAGGACGGTGGGAATTGAACCCACATACATATGCCGTTCATATGATTTACCAAATACATCCTCTTGGATTCCTCCTGAAGCATTGCGTTTAAAGCTATTTAAAGCTATGCCTCAGAACACCCAACTGCACCCTGCTAACTCATCGTCATGGTAGGCTTATCAGTACGTAGCGACGGATTATCTACCGTCACAGACCTTCACGGGTGATATGTGGCATGCGGGAATCGAACCCGCCTGACTATCTCAGCCAGTCCTCATTGCCACGCCTTGCCACAGCTTTATCATCACTGAGGCTCGGAGGAAAAATGCGGTGTCTCAGGTTTCTAACCTTTGGCACAATACCATCATATGACGGAAAAACGTGTTTTTTGTTGCATCATTGTTGCACGGATGTTGCATCTAGTTTCACTAGCGGACATATTTCGGCAAAAGCATAGAGAGCTTGTTGTGTTTGTCGCCAAAGGGTAGTTCGGTCAACATGCAAGTGAGCGGCTAACTGAAGGCTGGATTTACGTGTCGTCTTTGGAGTCAGATAGCTCTCAACTAAAATGATCCGGTAGTCTTCATTCTCTATAGATTCGATAGCGCCTTCACAGCACGCTATATAGTACAGCTCGTCAGCGTGCGATACGAGCTTTTCCTCGGCTTTGTTTCCATAGCTAGGTGACTTGGGCATGCCGTCCATCACGGGGCTTCTGAGCGCTATTTTGGTGCGTTGAGCGAGCCGCTTATGATGCCAGTAGTTCCCCAAGACCTCTTTGGCGTTTTCAATTGTTTTATCATGATCAATTGGGCTAAAATATCTCGTTGCTCGCACCACTGCGTCCACTCCTTATGGTATAATTAAATTTGTAAAAGTTTGGGGAAACGGCGTGCCGTAATGGTGCGCTTTTTTTGATGCTTTTAAATGTACTTTCAACATGTGCGTTTGCTATACTGATTAAGGAGGCAGCCTCTATTGTGACGAAATTCATTACTTACATCTCTTAGCTTAATCTGCCTCCGGCGCGTCCTTCATCAGACGCGCTTTTTGTTTACCTGAACTAGAAGGCAGCAAGCCATTGTTCAATCGTTGCAGCGGCCGCATTGAAGACTGGATAAAGTGATTTTGCGAATTCGTCCATTGTTCGCTCATGTTTCCTGCGTTCATACCTAATGCGCGCTCGCATGACTGCTCGATGCCGATCATTCATTTCATTTTCCTCTTTTCCAGTTAGCCCACATCCACATTGCAACACATGCAATGAGCAACATGACGGCAATCATTGCTTTCCCTCCAGCCTGCGTCCGCACATCGGACAATAATTGATCATGATTGGATCATCGACCTCAGCATTATCAAAGCCAACAGCTTCGCATGTGTGTATTGCTGCACCGTTTATTTTTTTAGGCTCGATTCTATCCCATTCATTTCCACCCGTCATACCGATTCGAAGGAAGTTGCCAAGCTCTGATTCAATAAGCTTATGTGGCTCATGACAATATGGACAGTTTTTCTGGTTCTCCGTAAAGGGGGTCGAATTCGACCCCTTTTCCACTTTTTCAGTCATTGCTTTCCCTCCAGTAGCTCCGGATTCTCTCTGAACTTAATCTCTCGTTTCATCTTGTACCTCCAGAAGCACGACAACCTTGCCGCCCCAATCATGTGCTGTTTTGTAGGGGTCGGCCTCTCCCTTTTCTCCGTACCACTTGATGGCTCCTGACAGATCTGATGTCTGTCCTTTTCCGCCCCATCCGGAATTGCAAAGGTATTTGCCGCTCGACATACGGATAACCTTTATTTCTATTTGTTTCATCTCTCCGCCTCCAATTTCACGATTTCTCCGTTTTCCTCAACAATCCATGATTCCAGCAACCATGCACGGACAACGGCTACTTGGTTGTCAGCCATCCAGCGTTGCCAATCATAAAGGCCATTAATCCCCACCGCTGAGATGTTATCTTCAAGGTGCCAAAATACGTCTAGCAGTCCCCACTTGCCGGGTGCCTTTGCTTTCCTGATGTATTCACCGACCGCTTCCGGAATCACCGGCAGATCATCTGGCAAGGCAGCATCATATTCATCAAGATAATTTGGCTCATCGTCACAGTAGTATGGGCTTCCGGTTTCATCGGTGTATGCGTCATAAACCTCGGCGTAACATTCTGCCAATTTCTCCAACACGTCCCGCTTCGTCTCATTTCCTGTCATATCCTGTCACCTCTCCAGTTTCCTCAACGCGCCACATTCCGCGGCTCCATGCTTCTGCAAAAACACTTTCACTATTTTCAATATAATCAACTACTGAAAAGTCATCGCTGGTAGAGTCTACTGATTCAAGTTCGTCACGTAAAGACAAGGAATCATGACTGCCTTTTATTTCCTCTGATACCGCTAATGGTATTGTGGGTAAATCATCTGGCAAGGCGGTGTCATAACGTTTCTTGTAGTCATATAGTGTTTCCCTAGGCCAGCCATTGAAGAACACCTGATAGCCAGCAAGACGATTCCAAACCGCCTCGAACACGTCTCGCTTCGTCTCATTGCTCATAGTTTGACTATCTCCCCTGTTTCCTCAACGCGCCAGACACCTGACAAGTATGCATGGGCGAACGTTTCCGAGTTGTAATCTTCAAACGCCCATTCAGCGTAGCTGTTATATTTGCTTCTAACCTCTCCAAGTGCACTTACAAGGTCTGCCCTGACTGACTTCATTATTTTGAGAAACTTTCCAATTCTTTTTGGAAGCACCGGAATATCATCTGGCAAAGCCGCGTCATATCTTTTCAGGTATTCCTTGTACATTTCATAGTCAAGCCCAGCACATTCATCAGCAACCTTGTTGAACACGTCCCGCTTCGTCTCATTGCTCATCGTCCTTCTCCTTCTCTCGTATGAAGTGGTCAAACTTCTTGCGCATGTTTGCAGGCGTGTCAACGTCAACTGTATTAGACTTAATCGCTGCCGCTTTAATCCGAAACATATCCCGTTCCGTGATTGTCACAGTCGCAGTCTTCAAGGACATCACGTCAATCCAATATTCCAATTTAAGCTGGCCGTCATGCCCAATGTAAATCTCGGTTAGGTCAGTGAGCTTTACCTTCTGACCACTATCCAACTTAATCATTGTCATCGTCAGTCACCTCTTCTTTTTCGCAGTCTTGCAAGCCGTAATGCTCGATCTCTGATTCAGTGAACTTTCCACGAAGTTCTTTATCCGCGGGGCAAATCGTCAACAAATCTGTATCGCCAGACTTGTAATACCAAGCCTCTTTGGTATGTGGTACCTTGACGTTGTACTTCTTCTCCTTTGCCACGGTGTAGCCGTTGACGTAGGCATTCATCAGTAGCTCTTCTAAGCCATCATAATCATCAGTTTTCATAGAAATATATGATGCTGGAAATTTATACTTATTTGCATCTTCAACGATTTTGGCTTGTTTCTCGCTCAGCACTACCTTTTTAGGCTCCTCAGCGAACGTGACAACGTGGCCACCAGAGTTTCTTGCCACTTCGGTTGCTAAATCTTTATCGAGCGTTACTGGCACATCAACATTCGAGAAACTCAAAAATCCGTTTGTTTCACCAAAGTCCCAGTATTTGCCTTCAGCGTTCTTAACCGCGCACATTTTTACTTCGCTCATTTTTCGTCCTCTACTTTCGTAAGCTTGTACAAAATTCCTTTGGTGTCCACGTAAACCGGCTCACCGGTCACTTGGCTGATGTAAACATCGTCTACTTCGTTTTCCATGAGTCGGCCTCCTTCAATCGATTTCTTCGACTTCAACTCTCGGGTTAGCTTTGTCAATAAAGAACCGATCTCGCAGTTCTACAATGTGATCCCAGTTGTCGTTTTCTAAAAATTCAGCCTTTTGCATGCCGTCGAAGATAAACTTGTGCTGAAACGCGATGTTGTCCGGG